CCATCAACACACCTTCTGAATCGTTAAACGTAGCTGCGTTCCCAGAGCCATTGCAAGTTTCTGCTGCACGAGTAACTGCTGCCGATGTGGTTTTGATATAGCTTGTCGGATATGATTGTCCTACTTCTGATTGACAGCCCCATAAATAAACCCCACTAATTCCATCTGCTGTATAAGGTTGCAAACCAAAACTTCCTAAATTAGCATCTGTAGAATCCACAGTACCCCAAAAATTGTAAAATGTTCCACTTGAATAAGGTGTAAAAGTGATGCTGCATCTATACCATCCATTTCCGTAATTTTCTATTTTAGATGTACATAAAGATTGAGCACCTGCATTTTGTGGTGTTCTTGCTATACCATTTTCTAAATCAAATATGCAACCAGTCCAATTTGTTGGTGTATCTGCTACACTTGCTGAAATATTATAGCCATTAAATTTTGCAAAAAATGATACTGTACTTTCTTGTGAGTTGTAATTAACAAGACTTACTTTACCTATTGAATGGGAAGATGCTGAAGCAGTAGGAGTTAATAAATCTGCATTTAAAGTACCATCTGGAGAAATTATTTGATTTGCTAATACATCTAATCTTGTAGCAGACCAGTCTGAATCATTTAATTCTTGACTATATTTAATTGAATTAGTTGCCTCATCTTCCAAAAGTAGATGCGGACACCCTACAACCTCTCCATCTAACAATGAATAGTTAAGTCTGTTCTCTCCACTTGCTACTTGTTCTATTAGCCCTTGTGCGTTTATTCTTGTTACACCAGTTGGGCTTGAGCCATCTGCTCTATCAAAGTCAAAATCCCCTACACCATCGCTTGGAAGTATAGAGTAAACCTTATCGCCAATAGTGGCTGGTATTAATGCTAAATTTGGTTTTGCCATTTTATTAATTGTTTAAGTCTTTTAATGCAGTTGTATGTATCCAATCTGCTAAACATTTCTTTGCTTCTATTTGGTCTAATTCTGCTCTTACTAATTGTACTGATACGTTGTCTATACTACCAATAAAGTTATTTCTACCTGATATAAATAATGTAGAATTTCCTGATGAAATAGTTACATAATGTTTAAAAGCACCACTACTATTTACAACTATTTGTAAATCAGAACCACCTAAAGAAACATAAGCAAAACCTTGACTAACATTAGATGCATTACCCTCAACTAAAAAAGTTTTACCACTAAATGATGTAATTACTTGACTTAAATTTGATGTAGCATTAACACCATCACTTGTAGCACTACCACCACTAATAGTCCAATTTGAGCCTTTACTCCAATCAGTATCAGTATCAAACGTTCCATTAGTAACCAAATTAGGCTGCTCACTTGTAAGTAAATTTAACTGACTACCAAAAAAGTCTGGTCTTGCTTTTACTGTCCTTGCAGTATCTAAAGCTATACCCCACCAGCTTGTGTTATATATTTCTCCCCAACTCATTTCTTATTTTTTTTGTTTTTAAGATACTTTATGATCTTATTTAGATTCTCTTTCTTTATTTTATATTCCATACTAAAGCACCCAACCTACCCAATTAGCCTCCTTATCTGGGTACATATCGTTATTTTGATTAGAATTATACTCTGGAAACAAAGCATTATTAAAACTCATATAGTCTATAAATCTTCTAGTATAAAAGTCTGCAAAGTTTCTATGTCTCTGTACTAAAAAGTCTACCTCTTCTTTTGTAGCGTTTTGGCTATTCTCAGAAGTATGCTTCATTAGTCCTCCATTCTTCAGCTCAAAGCTGCTAAAAGGCAAATAGTCTACCATAGCAAAATGTATAAGCATTGGCTGTATATATTCGTTTACTATGTTTAGATAATTACCAGTTAAGCTATCAGTAGCTATGTCATTAGTAATCTTATCGTAGAGTTTAGTCCCTAAGTAGTTCTGAACGTGCATAGTTTGAGCAAGTTTGATAAAGTATATAAACTTATCTGTATCCACTCCACCATCAATAATACTGTTTTTAACAATATCAGACCTTTTTATAAATAGTACTGTAGCCATATTATTTTCTCCAATAGTTATTTTGAGCAGAGGCTATCTGTGCGACCTCTGGCTCGTTAGTTTCTATTCTCGCTTCACTTCTAAGACTAGGATCTAATTCCATAATCTTAGCTCTAGCTTCTGATACAGATATTCTCTTGTTATTCTTTCTTAAATACGTTTGTCGCATCCAATAGTGTGAGCAGTTTACTCCACCTTTATAAAGCCATACGTTATAGTTATCAGCTCCATCTAAACCAAAGCCCTCATTAACATTGTTAGCGTTTCCGTTATAGTTAGGATCAGAGCTATCTAAGTCCTCTTTTCTATACACCTTGTTAGATGACATCATTTTCTGACAAAAGTCTCTACTAGCTCCAGCAGTGCTTCTACCAGCAGTGTAAACATAGCGTACCTTTAATATACTCGTATCTTGCTCACTTACTTTATTAGGGCTACTAGATACTGCACTAGCAAACTTTAGTGTTTTATGTATAAGGTCATCATACTCATTAGCTGGTCTCTCATCAATCAGCTCATAGTCAGATAAGTCCTCATCCTCTATATTCATAAGAGCATCGTATAAATCCTCTTTCATTTTATCCATATCCTCTAAAGGTACACAGTTAGGGACTTCTTTACCATCCTTAATCTTTGTTCCTATTTGCTCGTATCCATCCCAGCAAGGTTTCTTAAGATCGTGACTCTCACAAGGCATATAGTATGTTTTACCATCTTGTTCGTGTTCGTGGTATCCTTCGCAATCCATTTCTTTAGCTGCTGCCTCTGCTTCTTCTATTGTTTCGTAAGCAGTTCTACCATCTATCTGTACACTCATTGATAGCTTCTGTCCAGTCTCCTCTTCTACTTGCTCTTTAGTCATAGCATTCTCTAAGTCTACAAATTCTAAAGGCTGAAGCGTTTTAAAGTACAAATTAAGCACTATCTCGTTAAAGGCTAGTATATCATCAAAGGCATTGATTAAAAGCTCTTGAAAGGGCTTTATTACAGTATTATCCATTAAGATACTAGCTGTGCGAAGCTCATCCGCATTATTCCCTAGTCCAGTACTGTCTTTTATACCTAATAACATAGGGCTGATAATTCTGTGGGATACCATTACTTTAGATTGACTCTCTTCACTAAGAAACTGATACTGTTGATGTGCATCGCTAAGTTGTACTGGCTCTATAGATGCTTCATTCTCTTTGCCATCATTAAAGGCTAATATGAATTTGCCACTATTGCTAGTTCCAGAAAACTTGTCTCTTATCTTTCTCTCTATCATTTCTTGAGTCTCCTCATCTGGGACTCCATTATTAAACGAAATCATCATAGAAGGGCTGAGACCATTCTGGATGTTGTTTAAGTGATAGTTAGCTATCTCACTCTCTAGCTCTGCGTATTGTAAACCACCTTGATAGTCTACTGGAGAATAGTAATAGAATCCAGCTCTATAAGGCTTTACACAGTATATCTCTATTTCATCATTAGATGTACCAAACGCACTAAATCTCTCTGGCTCTTCATTAGGTTTTATATCATCCCAATCAGCCATATAAAAATAAGAGTCTATTTCTCCATCTTCATTAGCCTTACCAGATCTAAGTGTTTCTATTGGGAAGTGAGCTATCTCTACTATTTTAGTGTGATTAGAGTTATATATAACTTGCATCGCACACTGTCCCATAAGTTTTAAATCATAAGCTAATTTTCTAACACAGCTATCTTTAAATAAAGACTTCATTTGTGCATACTCATTAGGCTTCTGACTATTATCTGTAGCATCTAAGCCTCTACCGAAAATCATTTGACTAATTCCGTTTACAGCAGCATTGTTAGTCGGAGAAGCATTATACATATCAATCAAATACTGATAGTAGTTATTATCATCCCCATACGCTACCCACTCTTTGTTCTTAAACTCCTTAACCTCTGGAGTAGTGTAGGTATTCAAATTTACTATTCTTATACTCATATTATTATATAATCGTTATTGTAACTATCCTCTGTAGTATACTCGTTTTCATTTATATCGTAGTAATCATTGTTAGACTGGTTTATAGTCTGATCTGTGCAGAATACTTTGTCTTTGTATATTACTGATCCATTTAATAACACATCCATAGTGTAGTAAACATCCTTCTTTAGTGTACCAAAAACAGCCTCAAAACTCATATAATCGTGATCTGTTGAAGCAGTAGCTGAAACAGTTACTACTCCTCTAGTGCTTTCGTTAGTCAGTTTTACTTGTATCTGACCATCTATATATTGTCTAGGTATTACCTTAAAGGTTTTAGTACCACTAGTCCCTATAATCTTCATACTAATATAACGTAGTATTATTAACTTTTGTGTAAAAAAAAAGCTACCCCTAAGGATAGCCTTTTACAAACCATTTAATTATTATGGATTAATTTTAGAAGCACTAATTTCAGCTTCGAAAGCTGTAGCATCTACAAAGTAAGCTGGTAGCGTTTCTTGAGCAGCCATAGTTAAAGTAAAGCCACTTAAATCAGCCATTCCAGCTCCAGTTACAATAGTCCCTCCAGAACAATCCGCTCCGTGAGATGCACCTACCATAAGATAGTTTCCATTATAATCCTTAATTACAACGTGAGGTCTAGCCTTTACCAAAAGGATTAATTCCTCTTGCGTTGCTTTATCTAATTTAGTCAAAGTCAGATTAAGAGTCTGCTCATAAAAAGCAGTCCCATTCTCACGAGAAGCTGTGATAGTTTGCTCTAAGCTAGAGTTTCCTTTTACATCAAACTCAAAGAAATCTGGAGTACCACTAAAAGCAGTAACTTCTCCAGCAGTAACTGTCAAAGTCCCCATAGTCCCAAAGTCTGCAAAGTAAACCGCTTGAATACCACCAACGCTATCCTTGCAAGGTACTGATCGACCAGTTGTTAAATTACAAGCCATATTATTATTTTTTTTAAAGAAAAAGGGTAGGTAAGACTATTCCAACCCACCCCTTTAATATGTTAATATT